CAAGTTCTGCAGCAGCAACCTCTTTGTTGGGCGCATTATAGATATTCTTCATATCCGCCGTAAACTCTTTCTTATCCTTATAAACGACATATTTACAGGAGTTCCTGATCTGATGTACCACACAGATCTGAGTGGATGACTGGGGGAATACGGTACGGATGGTATCTGTAAATCCATTCAGATTGTCAGTACAGGTAATCAGTATATCCTGCACTCCACGAGCCTTCAAGTCGGTCAGGACACCCATCCAGAAAGAGGAACTTTCCGATTTGCCGACCCACATGCCAAGGACTTCCTTCAGGCCGTTCTGTTTCAGACCGACACAAAGATAGACGGTCTTGTTTATAATCTTGCCGTTATCCCGTACCTTGAAGACGATACCATCCATCCAGACTATCAGATAGACCGGATCCAGAGGACGGTTCTGCCATTCCTGCGCAGCCTGGCTTACCTTGTTTGTAATAATGGAAATAGCTGATGTAGAGAGCTCTATTTCATAAATCTCACGCATCTCCTCCTCTATATCGGAAACACTCATTCCTTTGGCATACAGGGAGATAACAAGCTTCTCTATAGAAAGTCCCCGGCTTTCATGCTTGGGGACTGCTATCGGTTCAAACTGCCCGTTGCGGTCACGCGGAATGGAGATGACAGACTCTCCATGTCCGGTCTGAATTTTCTTCGGATAACTGCCATTCCGGGAGTTGCCGGTGTTGTTCCCTGCCACGGAATTCTTCTCATACCCCAAATGGGCATCCATCTCACCTTCAAGCATCTTTTCCAATACTTGGGCATGCAACTGCTTCAGAAACTTGCTCACATCGGCTTCTGTCTTGAACTGACTGATAAACTTGCTTAAAACCTCATCAGGCACTACTTGATTCTTTTCTTTCATAAGCTTCTTCATTTTGCAAATGTATAAAATAAAAAATACGAGACTCATTTCTGAATCCCGTATTTCCATTTACACAAAATATTTTATAGTGCCATTAAAGAAGGCAACCTAATAAGCTGCCTTCCCTACCCTTTTATAATCCTCACCCCTATGCTTTACTTGAATTTTCCTATTTTGTTTTTTGTAAAGTCATATAAAATACCCATCTTTGCATTGCGTTACATATTTTGTTTAGTGTCGAGATTCCGACCGTTAAGCTACGGACAACATACATGCCCGTAGCTTCTTCATATACGGTTCCGACCCCCGTGTTGTATGCTTAATGGCTACACTGTATCCCGACATTAAAGATATGTAACGCAACGGGAAAGCGGAACCGTTTTCTTTTTTCGCAGACTAACGCAATTGCATATGTCAAAATTAGCCCCAACTGCTCATCAACTATCTAAAAAGTTTATAGGCTATGGACACTATGAACTTACAATTTCTTCCTCTGAGGGCACAAAAACGATTGTCACAAGAAATATGGACTTGATAGAACGGCTAAACTCAGAGATAGACAAAGAAAAAGAGGAAGCGACTGCCGAAGCAATCGCTCTAGTTCTTGAATCCTCACTTTAGATTATCTAAAATCTTTCTTATGGCTTCATCAGCATGTTTTCTCATAATTCTGACATAATTAAAGATCGGTCTATTGGATTTCATGCTTTGGCCTATACAATACTCCAACGTTTCCAATGGTATACCCAGTTCAAAACCATGTTGGACAAAGGATTTCCGGGCTGAATAATATACGACATGCGATTCTACCTCCAGCCTCTCCCCTAACCTTATAATTTCTTTTGTTACATAGTTACGAAAATTAGGATAAGAATATTTATAACCAAAATCAAGCTTTCCATTACGTCCCATCCATCTTTTGATAATCGGTTTTGCTTCCTCAGGAATAGTGAAGCTAATCTTCATATCACCTTTCTTTGTGTTTTTGGATTTTTCACGTACATATTCCATAATTTTCGCATCTTTGAAATTGTATTGCATCAAGTCCATCAGATTGATACCTCCTAGATAATACGAAAGCATGAACACATCCCTGGCAACACGCTGAGACTTCTCTTTTATCTCCGCATCCCTTATCTTCTTTACGTCAGCTACCGAGATATCACGCTCTTTGGGCATTCCTGCTGGTCTTTCATAATATTCAAAAGGATGCGTGTCATATGATACCTTCTTATCCCTTATTGCTTGATTGATTATTGCCTTCAAATGTGCCATGTGCATACCACAAGTAACAGGAGCCAGCCTTCGGACATTCTTTAGATAAATATCAAAGTCCTTTATGGTCCGGGGAGTAATTCCATCAAGCATTATATCATATTTGACAAACTCAATGAAGTAATCACTCGCCCTTTGATATAAGGAGGCAGTGGTCCTTCTCCCCTCTTTAATCAAATTCTGCATATAGTCAGCCGAAGCGACACTATAAGAGATGGCTCCCTGCTTTACCGAGGACAAGTATTCGACAAGTTGGGTACAAGTATAGGATGATGTGTTTATCTTATCCAAGGCATCCTGATATGAATTAAGTATTCCACGTAATTTAGCATTGACATGTGCGGCATCAGGAACACCTACCACCTGCCCTCCTTTAAAATTAGCAGTATTATCTATTTCAAATCGGGTAACGATGTATCTTGTTTCCTGTTTATGACCAATTGCGATACGAATTCTGTGTTTGCCGTTTTTCAGCACCTTGGCCGGAACAACGGCGGCTTTAAGAGTTGTCATAATTGTTCTGGATTCGTTTTAGACAAGTTCTTTTTGCCAAAAGTGGCACAAACTGTCTTTTTTTTATCCAAAAACGAAAGCTGGAGAAGCTTAAGAAAACACAAACCCCTCTGAAACAGAGAGGCTTGTAATGTGGAGCATGCGAGACTCGAACTCGCCACCTTTAGACTGCCAGTCTAACGCTCTAGCCAGATGAGCTAATACCCCGAGAAATAATAACGATGCAAAGATACATAGAAAATCAATAATACAAAGCTTTTGGGAAAGTTTTTTTCTCATGTAAACAAAATTTTTATTTGTCACTTTTGCGCCAAAGAGTTACTTTTGCGTGAAATTGTTTCAACATAGTTTCAACATACATACACGATTATGGCAACATTCAAATATGAAATATTTAAAGATAGGAAAAGAATAGATGGCACTTACAACGTTAAGATAAGAGTCACACACAATAGGAAGCTTAAAAGGATTCCCACTTCCATATATGTTACGAAAGAAGATATAACCAAGGGGTTTAAAATCAAAAATCAGTCCATCTTAGATGAATTAAATAACATCATATCCATATATCGGAGCAAGTGCAACCTGTTGTCATTGCTCATAAACGATATGGATATAACAGAACTTGTGGAGCATATAACCAAAACTGATGAATCATCTCTAAAAATAGACTTCATTTCCTACGCCCGCAAATGGATAGATGAGAACAGAGAGAAGCATGGAATCAATGTGTATTCCTGCATGGTAAACTCTTTAACAAAATTCCTGGGACGGGAGAAATTGGATTTTAAGGAGATAAATTACAAATTCTTGAAATCGTATGAAGAACATCTCGGTCAAAGACGTGCACTCTCTTTATATATGGGAGCAATCAGGCATTTGCATAACGAAGCTAAAAAAGAATATAATGATGAAGAAGCAGGGGACATAAAGATACCATGGTCTCCATTTACCAAGTATTCTATACCTAATATAATATGTACCCGCGAAAGAGCTTTGGACGCAGATACTATCAGAGCCATATACAACCTGCCATATATACTCACTAAAGATAAAAAGGAGAAGGATTGCAGATTTAATTTTGCAAAGGATATGTTTATATTATCCTTTTGCTTGATGGGTATGAACTCGGCAGATTTGTTTCTTTGTGACACTATAAGCGAAAGCAAGGGAACGCTTACAATCACATACAACAGGGCAAAAACTGCAACAAGAAGGACTGATAAAGCAAAAATAAGCGTTAACATTCATCCCTTCATATTGCCCATATACGAAAAGTATAAGGACGTATCCGAAGAAAGAGTTTTTAGGTTATATAAAAAGTATTCCACTTATGGCAGACTCAATGTTGCCATAAATGTAGGTTTGAAACAGATAGGGAAAGTTCTTGGCATTGAAGATTTGGAATTTTACGCAGCCCGGCATTCTTTCGCTTCCATCGCACGAAACGATTTAAAAGTGGACAAAGGTACAGTAGGAGAAGCACTAAATCATGTAGATAAAGAGAACAGAATGACAGATCTATACATAAAAAAAGATTTTTCCGTAATTAATGATGTTAACAGTAGGGTTATTGATTATGTTTTTAACCCCGATATGATGAAAGGGTAAATGTAAGGCAGCTTATTGGACCGCCTTTTCAAGGTTCTCTCTGATTTGTTGGAGCATTCGGAAAGCTCCGGCCATCTTATAGTTGCCCAGACATTGCTTAGCCTGCATGATACAACTTTCAACAGTAAGTTTCAAATCCGGGGTAAAAGCCGCTTTGTTAATCTGCATTTCTTTTGGAAGTTCATCAGCATGGTTATTGAACCATACGATCATTTCATTCAATTCCTCTTCGGAATAAGATTCTTTTTCAGCCATGATACATAAATTGATGTTAATAGTGTGCAAAGATAAAGGAACATATAATTCATGGGTTATCTTTTAACAGAAATATTATCAAAATAAAACCGTCCCTACTTATCACAAGCTGGAACGGTTCAGATTAGTTTCGTTTTTGACAATCTACTTTATTTTTCAAGAACAAAACAATGACGAATTTGTTCAAAGGGATTTGCCTATTTCTAAAAATATTTGTTGTCACATTATTACGTATTACAAAAAAGGAGGGCATCGTGCATCACGAGCCCCCCAGTCCAATTTATAAATTTAAAGTCTTATGATGAAGATTGTCTGTTGCGCCAATGCTTTACTATCAGTATAACGACAATCAAAACGGTTACACAAACACAGACAAAACCGATTTGTTTAGGCAGCGTGGATTCTTTTTTATCCTTTACCTCTTCAGTCTTGGTTTCCTCATGTTTGATGGAAGTGGCTTCCTTATCAGCTTTGACATTTGTAGTATCGGTTACCACCGTCTGTTTATCCTCCTTCTTGTTGAAATTACCTTCCACATGACCGTCAACAAGTAACGGAGGTTTCCCGGTCAGACTATCGGGCGGTTTTCGGGTATCATAGATACGGAAATCAATTACATAGCTGCCATTAGTGGTAATCAGTTCACTCAAAGAGGTGGTTGATCCATGTACGATGTTGACCGATTCGCTGGCACTGTCCTTCCTGATTACTTCCGTGTCGGACTTGACAGCCTTATGCGAGCTGCCACAGGCAAACAGCAGGAACAGACACATGAAGGGAGCCAGCAATATATTCCGGCTTACCCAGTTCATAACCTTATTATATAACCACATCATAAAATCTGCATGATGATTGAAGCGGACACAGCGACAGTAATTCCAATTCTCCATGCCCATTCAAGGCGAGATTTTTTAACCGCTTCACTCGTGATAATGAGTCTGCTACGCAAGTTGTCAGTATCTTTCACAAAAAATCCTGGTTCTTTTTCCATAGTGGTAGTTATTAGAGTTTCAAAACTTGTTTCCTGTTATCCCCATCAGCCCGAAAACTGACGTGCACCCAAGCGAAGTTAGACTCGTCAATCAACTGGTCATAGGGCAGGTTCTTGCGGATATATTCAAATAACAGCTTGTTTTGCTGTCTGTCTCCAGTGTCAATATCAGCAGCTTCCCCCTTCATGTGCTGCGAGGTCTTACTTCCCTTGACGGCCGCATTAAGTTCCGGACAGCGATAACCACTGTTTACTGTTATAGGCTTTCCCCACCATGTGCGTAACGGGTCCAGTACGTTGTCCACCAAGGCAGTCAGAGCAGTCACATGCTCCTGTCTGCATCTGTTATTGATACCCAAGCGGTCAGCAGTTGTTGACTTGCAGAGTTCCGCAATCGTAAAAAACTTCATTTCTTTTCCTCCTTATCTTTAATTAATGTAGCCCTGCGTGGTGGAATACGACGGCCGCATTCGCTGTCGGGCCTGTCACAACGGTTATGTTCGGCATCTTTCAATTGCAGTTCCAGCTCGTGGCACTTATGAATCCATGCCAGCTTATCAGACTGTTCATTACGAAGCTCAACGTATAACGCATCAATCTTGGCGTCACGCTGGGCGATACGTTCTTCCAGCCAGTCAACCTGCTTGCGCTCGTTCTCATCCTCCATTGAATCGGCGGACGCATCCTCTTTCCGTGCGTTAGTCTTGCGGTTCACCCAGAACGTGACACCCCAACGGACAGCCTCCAATCCTCCGAAAGCCCCGATTATAGCCAACCAGTCGTTTAATTCCATTCTGTCTATTGTTTATCTGATTATAATACTACTTCAAAGATATGTCTATTTACTTGCGTCATTGTTGCAGAATTACTTAAATCCATTGCCACGATATGACAATAAAAAAGAGCCTGATGACAATATTTATTGCCATCAAGCTCCTGGTTACACTGCAAAGATAGTGAAAACTATTCCATATTCAATTCATATTGAAAAAAATAATCAGGAGCAATATTTCGATTATCCGAAGAAATTAAAGAGTCACAATATTAATAGAAAACAAATAGGATTCATGAAATCTACCGGTTGTCTATAAAATCAGATGTTCTCAAGCCTTTATCGGGAAACATCTTTACTTTTTTCCTTTTCCTTTGAACATTTTTCAAGTCACGCACAATGGTGCTGGAAAGTACCTCCGAATAAATCTGTGTGGTCTTTACGGAAGTATGTCCGAGCAGCTTCTGGACTGTTGTAATCGCAACTCCCTGATGAACCAGCAGGGTGGCACAGGTATGACGGCTCACATGGTAGGTTATCCGCTTTTTGATACCACATAACTCGGCCAGCTTTCGAAGCTGCTTATTCACTTCCGAGTTACAAGGCAAAGCGGCAAAACTTCCGATATCCGGATAGCGGTCAAGAATGCCCAATGCCCTGCTTTCAAACAGCAGATGTAACGGCAGACGGATTTCCACCCCTGTCTTGACGGATTTGAAGTACAGCCACCGCTTGCCGTTTATCCTAATGAAATTCTCAGGTGTGAGCTGGCAGAAGTCAGAATAGCGCAATCCGGTATAACAGCAGAACAGGAAGGCATCGAGCACATGGCGCATGGATTCCTCTTCCACCTCGACCGTTTCCAGCTTCTTCAGCTCGTCCGGGGTAAGAAACTCATGTCTGCCTTTCTCCTGTTTGATTTTGTACTTTCTGAACGGATAAGCATCCGCGTGCATATATCCCTGGTTGATTGCCTCATTGACCAAGGTACGGAGCTGTCTCATGTGCTTGGCTATCGTATTGACCGCATTGCCCTTTTCTCTCAAGTATTGCTCAAAATCACGAAGGAATGTATAGGTAAGATCCTTGAAGTCCAATCCGGAACGGAAATCATGCAGGACCGCCAGTGTCGAGTGCAGGTTGTCCTTGGTGGACTGCTTCTTGTCCGAATTGTCAATGGCTGATTTGGCGAAAGTGGAGAAGCTGATATTCACGGCACTTTTCTTCTTGACAGCATCCTTCAGTAGTGAGAGTGTGGCAGGTATTCCGCGCTTCCAATACCCCAATTCTATGCCTTGCAGATACAGGATGTATTCATAGAGCATTATGTTGAGTTCGTTAGATTGGGGGTGGTTAATGACTTGTGCCCCCTCACGGCTCCAGCATTCCGGTTTGAGGTAAACATTGGTCTTCAGGTAGATTTTCCTTTGGTTCAAATAGGCTTCAACCTGTACAAGAGCCGTGCCCTGCCTGTTAAGTGTGTTCTGGCGGTTATATACAAGACGGTATCTGATTTTATCCATTTTTCCGCAAAGATGCATCCTCTGTTCCAAGCTGCAAAATTTAGCCAATAAAAAATACACCCCCACTTTCGCAAGTAAAGATGTATAATATCTATAAAAAAATGGTCTGTGAAAAAAAACATTTGTAAAAAAGATGCCATTATTCATCACGAACGATAGCATCTAGACATTTTTATCAGTAAACTCTTTTAGTGATTTAGAATAATGTTTAATTCAATATAGATGCTACAAAGTTATATATAAATTTTGTTTTGCCCAAATTATTATGTAGTTGAAGTACGGTATCAAAAAGGCAGGATTCGCCAATCCTGCCCAATTCCATACACAAATCTTTTTATTAATTAAAATACCTCACGGCATTCAAAAATTAATAAATGAAAAAAACATTATTAATTGTCATAGCAAAGCTATAACAAATATTTAAAAAAGAATCATTATATGAAAAAAAGAACAGAATAAACGATATATAGACCAACAAACATTTAAAATAATATTGTAATACAAAAGTCATTGATACAAATCCTTCTGGGAGAACTTTTGGGAAATCCGAAGGGAACAAAATCGTTTTCTTCATGGAGTGAATTTACGGATTTTGTAAATGAAATGCCTATAAAAACAATTCAACCTTTCGTTTCCAATTTCAATGCTTTTGCTGGAGAAGGATTCTACGGTAATGTCGTTCAAGGATTGGTTATAAAACAATTAGAAGATGCTGTTTTCATCTTCGGAATAGCAATAGACGGAACATTAATATTTAGAAAAAGGAATTATCCAGACGTTTCAACTTGGGAAGATCCTAAGATAATAATTCACAGTAATAATTGACATAAAATTTACTTCGTAACCGACCTGGGAGGACTTCTGCCAAGTGGAACTATGAATATATATAAGGGAAAATTTGAATTAAAAACAGGGGAAAGTACAGATTTACAAATATATGATCCATCTATATTAATCTTATTTTCCCCCTTGAATCATAACCCTAGTATATCTATAATTCCAGCACAATGGAATAATACGATTTCGGCATTGTTTGAAGGAATCATTAACTTGAATAGTAACATCGAAGGCAGAATATGTTTGTTGAAAAAAGGCAATACTGTTACAATTATCAACAATTCACAAGCCTCCAAATTCAGTTATTTACGAATTTCTGTTGATGTTGTTTAGAGTAATTGGCAAACCGTATCTTTGACATGATTCTAACCAAAAATCGAGAGCTGGGAGAACTGATAGGTACAGCTACGGCTAATAAGAATGGATTAATGAGTAAAATATTTGCAGTAACTGATATAGAAAGAGGAAAAGGTCTGATTATTGACTATAAAGCTGATTCTAATGGTTTATATACTTCTTCTTCGTTGATAGAAATATATGTCTATTCGGGAGCTAATACTGCATTTTATAGAGTGATGTCAATACCTACTGGATCTAAAAACATAGAAATAAAATATATGGGGACGCATTGGTGCGATTTTAAATATGCAAATAGTAAATTGTATGTGTTACCTAAGTCGGATGATTCTTCCATCTCGTATAAGGTATCATTAGTTAGAAGAACAAGACCGAATTTCTTAACAATAGACTTTTCTGATTTTTCCAATATTACAGGTGAAATAATTACACCTACACCTGATTAATCCACTTCTGGGAGGACTTCTGCCAACAAATGGAATAAAACGAACTGAATATTATGAAACAATACGGCCAGGAGTATCATTTAGTATAGGTGCTCCTACCAATGAATTCGTATATGTCAGCCATAATGACGGAGAAATGATGATTTATGTTGATTCTACCGGCATTGTTACGAAGATATTCTCTAGTGCTGATAAAATTATATCTATATCACTAAAGGATAATCAGATTATGATAACTGCTATAAATTATGACCTTATAGTTACGATTCGTGTACTCTCTTTTTAACATGGATTTTATCTAAACAAAGAGCTGGGAGAACTCATCGGGATAAATGATACGTGGATAAGAAGACGGTTTGCAATAAAAGACTGCAACACAGCTATAGCCGGAGTTTATAATGTGGACGATTCCACAACCAATAACTTCCCTACAGGAGCATATAAGTTTGGAACGTTACTTGTGGCAAACTCTGGCTTTTTTGGATCTCAGTATTTTGTTCCTGACAATTTTAATGCAGATCCATACATATATATTCGGTCTATTGGTAACAATGGAACTACTTTCAATAAATGGGCTAAAATTAAAGTAACAATTATAACATAGATATTCTTCATGGAACGACCTGGGAGGACTGATAGGGATAAATGATTCGTGGTTTAGGAGTAGAATTCCTACATTTAAAGGAGATGTTGAAACGTTAGTAGTATCAGGAATATATGGAATAACACCTGAGTCTATTAACAATCCTATAAATGGCTATGGAATTTTATCCGTATTTTCGGTTGGAAACGAATCACGGGTTATGTACTTACTAATATCAGTAAATGGAGCGACATTTATTAGGGTGAAGTATGATAAGAGTGATAGTAAGTGGAAAAAATTAAGTTTGGCTTCCTAGACTAAATTTGCTCTAGAAGTAATTGGCGAACCGTATCTTTGACATGGATTAAAACGGGTGGTCCGGTACAAGCCGGTGCCACCCGTTTTTTTATGTCAAAAATCAAGATTAATAGCATCACTTGGAATTGATTCCACTGTTTCTAAAGAGGAACTGTATAGTTGGGTCATCGGGGCAAATAAGATATTAGCATATTGAGCCATTTCAACAAATAATGATATTGAGTTTGTTTCCTGTATGTAGGAAATCGATGATATATATCCTTTTACTCCATTAATGAGCTTACAAAAAACTTTGGTTTCGTTCCATATCATCACAGAAACAGCTATTGTAGAAACAGAACCACTAGTGCTACCTACATATAGAAAACCATTAACCCATTCACCGGGTGAACTTATATTACATTTTAAACGACAATGCAAATTATTGATTTTAGCAATATTTCTGCACACTTGATTTTTGGGCATTAGTCCATCTTTTGTCGGTGTTGTAACACCAATCAGTCCTCCCAGGACTTTCGCGGCAGCCGAAGAAGATGTCAAAGTTGGGTTCTTGGAACCGTCCAAAGTACGGAGCCAAGAGAAGGTGTCGGACTGGGGCAACTGGTCCTCAAACTCATCTGTTCCGGCTGCCGCAGCGGCAGCAAATGTTGATATTTCTGATGCAGCGGAAACAATCCGTGCGGAAACTAATTCTGTCATCTCATCGACGGTCACCTGTCGTTCGTTGCCGTTTTTATCCACAGCTTTAAAGCCAACTATATTATTCAAGTCCATAATGCAAATTTTAAAATTAAAACAAATACTTCACCCATGCAAAATAATTACTGTTCTCAATATAATTCGGATCATCCTCGTTGGAATATGCCTCCCTCTCAAACGATACCGTCTTATACGCCCTGCCGGCATCCTTCAACCGTACCGCCCTGACCAGCCACTCCACACCATACCAGAGATAGAATGCCAGCCCGGCCAGTACCAGCCACCAGGCGGAAAGGTCAAAACACAACAGCAAGATCCAGATAACTGTACCGATGGCAACTGCCATCTCAACCCATTGACGGGCGTGGGTACACTCATGGTTTCTCACTTTCTGAGTGATTTTCTCTTCCGGTCGCTTGCTTAAAACAAACGGACCGATTGTTATCGTATGGCAAGAACTGAACGCAAGCAGCACCTTTGCCAGAAGGTTGTTACAATATACCTTTTTCATGTTGTTCCTCCTTTTTATCTAAATAATCATTCAAAGAATCAGCCAGCAGACCGGGCAGCATGGAGGTGGAGCGTCTTATGATATCCACCTCTTCTTCGTCAATCTCGACACCTTCAGCAGTAGATTTGAATATCTTCTCAGCAAGGAGATGCGCCTTCAAACCCGCTACGTTCTTGTATATCCAGTCACCGTAGGCCTCAGTGATGTTGTTGGCTATCAGTTTTTCTTTCTTAATCCCGTCGTAAATAGGAAATTGTGCAAAATTTATTCTCATACTTTAATATTTTAAATGTTATAAATCCACCCAGGTACTTCCTCCATTCGTTGACTTGCGAATTCCGTTTCGCCCGACTGAAAAAATATAACTTCCACATCTTACATACAGAGCATCATTCGCTGTTGAAACATCCCCGGTTGATGATACAGTTATACTTCCACTTCTAATTACTGTATCCAAAATACCTTGGTATAAATGTCCGTCTATTGACTGGAACCGTTCGTATTTCATTTCAAATTTGTCGTATTGCAGCAACAAATTATCAACATTTACAGCCGACATATTAGTGCTGCCGATAAAATTATTACCGATATTGAATCCGCCAATTGTCCCCTTTGTCGCTATGATAGTCCCGGTGATATTCGCTTTCTGACAAAGAATCTCTCCGGTCTTTGTGTCCATCCTCAGATTAGGCTGGCCGTTAGTGCTGTCCTGTGACTGCATGATACCGTAAGGTGCCCCGTCCGATGTGTATCCGTTCAACTTGAACATAAATCCGGCTATGTTCGCCTTATCAGCAAGGAATATGTCGGTTACCAGACTTTTGTATTTCTGCATGGCTTCCCAGTTGGAATCTCCGTTAGCGGATGTAGGAGCCGCTGATACAGAACTTCCATAGTTGCGCACAAGAAAATTGTAATAAACTTCACCTATTTTGTGAATGATCTTGTCACGCTGTTTTGCATTCCATACGTATGTCTGTCCGGAAGCCCATACACCTCTGTCATAAGGGAACGCACCCGTAGCTCCTGTTGCTCCTATGGAACCATCATTTGCAACACCCACACCCTTCTCGGCCACATAATTGTCATTCCAAGCAGCAGCATCGGAAGCTGATTTATAAGCCCGGACGGCAAACTGGGTGTATCCGGCTGTCGCAGGTACGGATATCTGGCTGTTCAGTGTCGCACCTACATGAGCCAGCCAGCTTCCGTTGTATTTGCGTGCAGCCAGATAAAGCGTGCTGCACGTGCTTACATTGCCTGCCACATTCTGTTTGCAAGTGACAAGGAATCCAGACGGGGATGGCGTGCCTGTTGAAGTGAAGTTGATCACGCTGACAGGACTGTCCAGCCAGTAGGATGCCGACGGTCCGACGGGAGCAACCATCTCCTGCCAGTCCGCATGTACCGTCCGGTTCGCAGATCTGCCGGCGAGGATGTATCCGCCGTCTCTTTTCCTGCGGAGTCTGCCGTTTCTGAACTTGGCGATTTTAATCGGAGGGTTGGAGGTTTCAACCTTGCTTAAGTAAGATCCTCCGGCAAACGATACTGTACTGTTCTTGGCATACGGAGTATTGGCGGATTCCCAATGACCGGCTGCTGTGATGCTCTCACCATCCTTTCCGTCACTGCCGTCCACAACCATCGGGACAGTCTCGACATCAACCGCCTGACCGTTCACGTAGAACACGAACTTCAAGCTACTGGTAAAATTACCGGAAGCCACCCCGACACCATCACCGATGGGAACCTCGGCCGCACCGTCACGACTGTACTTCAACTCCCCGTCCGTTGTGGCCGTAGTGACCGCACCGACTGTCTTCATACGCCGGCAGGATACCGAAGCTACACTGTAACCGCCGTTCTTGTTCTTGCTGACCATCGTGGCCGAAGTGACAAGGCTATAAATTACCGCATCGGAACCGTCCGCCCCGCCACGGACACCGGTTATCTTGAAAGTCAGTTCACGGGTATAGAGCTGCCCGTTCTTCATTGCAGCCAGTGTGATGGTGACCGTATTCTGTTCCGGAACCGACTTTCCGGCAGCGACGGATATCGCCACCGCTCCGGTGGCCTTGCTTGTGCTTGCCGTGAAACCGGCAGGCGTGCTGACTGTTAAAGTCTCAAGGGTGAGTTTCTCGGTACCGTACCACATGGATACATGGGTAGTCCATGACTGTGCGGAAGTAGTAACACCGGTACTGGTAAGAGCGACGCTCACCATCTCATTGTCAAGGTCGGCCATGATATTCGACTCCCCGTCCTTACTCCAACGGTGCACAGGGGCCGGAGTGCTCCATTCACTCCATACTCCATCACGCTTCACACGTTTGCACGCCCATTCCACCTGATGGTCTGCATCCACGCCAAGAAAATCATCTGTCCAGCCTTCCGGTATATAATCATCCTGCTGCTTCGAATCCGGCTTGTCAGGGGTAAGGCCGATGATGTTGGTACGGGTGTAGATCCACTCGTAACCTTTGCCGTCCTTACCGTCAGTCCCGTCTTTGACCATGACCATCCACAAACCATTCCGGTATATGTAAGTACAATGGTCAGCCGTATTTCGGTAGCTGTCACCCTCCTTGGGATTGGACGGATGGGATGCGAACTCACCCAAGAAGGTGATACTCTCACCTTTAAGTTCACGACCGTCCAGCAGCATCTCCCAGTCTTCATGCACGGTCCAGTCGGCTGATTTCCCGGCAAGGATATAACCGCCATCCTTTTTCTTTCGATAATTGCCGTTCCTGAACCTTGCAATTTTAATCGGAGGATTGGATGTTTTCACCTTGGAGATAAAAACACAGCCCGCCAAAGTGACCATGGTATTGACCTCGTATGGGGTCTTAGAGGATTCCCAATGACCGCCACCTATTACAGACAGTCCCGGATCACCCTTGTCACCTTTGGCGGCTGATACAAGCCAGTCCGGATTGTTTTCGGATGGCTCGGAAGTAGTGCCCTTGTCATTGACGCACAACCATGTGGAACCGTTATGGGGCACACGGGAATAATACGCATACTTCCTGCCCGGCTCCCAGCTAGGGAAGTCGATAGGAACGCGGACTGTGCTACCGGTAATTTCATCAATTTGAAAAATCAATCCCGTCATGATGATATCCTGCAATACTGCCGAGAACCTGTCGCAGTTGATCCCGTTGATGGTCATACCCTTCTTCTTGCCGAACCAGCTCTTCATCTGTGCCGGCTCCGGGTCCCAGGTGTTGGCATTGTCAACAAGGGTGATGCAGCAGTTACCGTCACGCACGTCTATGATGATATAAGTCTGACGCTCCTTGTCGGTGAAGTTCCCCGTCTGTCCGAGACGCATCTCGTTATGGGGAACGAACTCATATCCGGGACGCGGAACCATCACGAATGTCTTCTCGTCGTAATCTGCGGAAGTGATACGGTACTGTATTTTCCGGAAACCAATAAAGTCACCGGTAGTGACGCTTTTGTCATGCCAGAAGCCTAGGAGGATATCGTCCGGCTTCTGTCCCAGCGGTACACCATCCTCCAGATCAGGGATGACAGTATAGCTGCCGTCACTATTGGCGACAAAGCTTTTTATCTTCAGCCCTCCGCCGGGACTTATAGTATTATATCCTTCAAAATAGGTCTGACGGTTGAAACGAAGTTCTGGTACACTCAGAGAGCTGCGCAGGACCAAAGCCTCCAGCTCGGCACGGGCGTCCTCACCGATGTAACCTCCGGAAACGCCGGGGATAAAGTCACCGAACTTGGCATAATTCTTAATCAATACTCCGCCTAGCAAGGATAGCAGGAAATTCGTAGAATCCTCCTTATCTTTGCGCAAAAAGTATTTGGTGAGCTTTTCTATATCAGAATTATCCATGTTTTCTAGAATCCCGATAAATATGCGCCCAATTCTTTCAGCTGTATTCTCTCCTTCTGTAGATGCGTTTCTTACTTGAAGAGCCAGTTTCTTTAATATATCAACAGAATCGCTCATTCTCCTATTACACGAAAAACAGTTCTATTAGATTTTAATTTCCCTTCACCGTTATAAAGTGGCATACCGCATTCTTTTAGGTAAAGCACGCATTCTTTCAGGTAGCGGTCAGCTATGCTACATGCATCGCTATACACCATCATCTTTTCCTTGAATACTGTATGACTGCTATATTCACCTTCCTTGTTCACGAAGCCAAAACGGGATACATTCCCATCTCCATTTTTGACAATACAGGCATAGGTATAATAAGCCAAAGCTACGCGAAGTCCAGTGATGATTATCTTCTTTTTACATTTAGTTTCATAAGTACCTCCGTCAAGCAGTAGCTGGTATTTTTCAGGATTTTTTTTCACGTCAAGGAACAGTTCGTCTCCCAACGCTGATTTGATGTAGATATTCTCCGACTCACGGATGTAGGTTTCTATCTTGTCAGGATCGAGATGTACAGACATTCCGCGAGACAAAGCCGATACCTCATCTGTTGTTATTAGATACTGCTGCATTTCGTACATACTTTAATGGTTCCACACTATAATCATTAGAGGGGTTGACTACTTCATACCAATAGCTGAATATACGGCTAAAGGTACGCTCTATTAAGCGTTGTTGCTTGCTTACGATAGAATTGTAATACTCGAAAGCATCTTCCAAAATATCGCCTGAGAATCCGACTTTACCAATACGGATGCAATACCATGGCTCTTGGCCATAAGCTGAATAAATACGTTCAACCACACTTGCGTCAGTAACGGTAAATTCTTTGTCGTAATTTTGTGAGTTCAGATTTATTATTTCAGGTTTTTCCTCATCGCTTTCTAAAGTAACTTCCATAATCTTTCCTGCATTCGTATCACCTTGCAACTGGATGAGTGTATTTGAGAAACTGTCGTCATCGTCTGTATCTTTCACTTCGTTGCCTTCTTCGTCAAAGGTTATGTTCGATCCCTTTTTGGTGAATACCATAGCGCCAGGGAAGAAATTATTTCGTACATTTCTGTACTTGACATTGGACAGCCCTTCATCGGTACTCATTTCTGTAGCCACCCGGTCACCTTTCCCGACAGGATAAGTATTTTTCCCGGCCATTGACACCCATAGGATTTGACCTTTGTAGTATTCAATGCCTCCGGCTGCTTCTATTTGAGCCAGTATAACATCTTTTTGAGGGTTAAAAACATCTATATAGTCGATGTTTTCTTTCTTGACCTGCAGAGCTTTCCCTTTACGTGTCTTCTTTCCGCTCCAGTCTGGATGTACTGCTATTTTTGCCACATAACCGTTTTCATCTTCTTCTGTCAGACGGCAATTTTCAAATGGTACGTGCTGCATCTCCACTATCTCACAGAAAACATTGTAGTTAACATGGATTGCTATTCCATTGAGTTCGGACATGTCTTTACATAGTAACATGTGCACATCATCCAATGTGTCACCTTTTCGATTGACTACATATTTGGAAAAAGCAACCTCACGGAATCCGTTTCCTTCAATGAAGTCAGCGAAACGGTCTGAGCATTCAGATGCAGTAGAGCTTGCAGCAATGATATTCTTTAATGTCTGCGGATATAGGTTGTCCTGTCCGTAGGCTTGAATTCCTAGATTTTGTAAATAGCTTGTATCAATGCGGTTACTGCTTTTCTTTTTTAGATCTCTTACTCTCATATTCGCGAGGTTTACGTTCGTCCTTTATTTCTTTTATTCAACTTTATCTTCGCCTTCTCCATTCATTGCGTTCACAATTTCAATGGCCTTGCTTAGATGCAGATTCAGAACTTTTTTACTGATTTTCTTGCCGTTGATTTGGAAATCTTTCAACGTGTCAGCCACGGATTCTTCAGAAACTCCGTCTTGCAATGATTCTACCATTGAATCAAGCAGGCTTTGATTGTATCCACATTTGTTAACACGTTCTTTCCAGTCCGTAGGTACATGGGCGAAATAAATTTCACCTTTCGGATTTTTGGCAAGGTACTTTTCAGCAACTTCATCAGTGAGGTTGTCATTAGTGTACATTTTATTGCTTCCGAACTCCGGTTGAAGCAGGACACCATTCTTTAATATATAATTACATTTTTCTTTCATACGGTTATTCTTTTTGATGTAAACAGTCATTTCGATTACAGCATCGCGATAGCAGTCGTTACATGATGTCTTAGTGAATTCTTTTCCTAATACTTCCTTGTACAATCTTTCTATCTCCGATTTATCAGAAGAGGAGTAGGAGGGAAGATCTCCTAGCTCCTTTAATTTATCAACCACTTCTTCTAACTCCATAATTATTCAGTTGGTTTTGTCAGTGTTTCAACAAGCGTTTTTGTCGCATCGTAAGATGTTTTGTACAAGAATAATGCTGATTTGGGAACCTTGGTTTCTTGCAAAGAGATATTCCATCCCCCTTCCGTTTCTTCGGAATACTTGTCATTGCCGATCTCTGCGGCTTTCAAACCTTGGTAGTAACCGTAAACCTGGAAAGCTGAATCTCCCGGATTCTCGGTTTTATTTAACCCTTTAGCTTTATTTTCCAATACAACGACAAAATCACCGTTAGCAAGCCCATCAATAATGTCATTGCATACATCGGGGTCATTTGCTAATACAACCATGTTCACTGTGTTAGTGAACGTGTTACGATAGGTTCCTGTTGCCAAGGCTGTATTGGTACCTGTAAAGGGGGTTGCACCGAATACCTGTACCTTGTAACCTTTTTTACCTGTTTTCAGTGCAAGAGTTTCGATCACATTCTTACGGGTTGCGTTGAATGTAACCGCACCGAAATCCACGTCTGCGCGATTCATTATCACACCTTCCTGTTCCAGCCCGGGAACGATAGGATCATCGCACGATGGTGCGATGTCCTTTTTGATTGTTATATCACATATTGCCATATTTGCTCTTTTCGTTAGTATGCTACCTGTACCAACTCATCTTCGCCAATCATGGAGCCTAATTTTCCTGTTGAATAAATGTAGTTCTTGCGGGCTTTCTTATCAAACCAAATATCCAAGTCCGACATCGGTTCGGTGCCCTCACATCCATACATCAAGTTCTCAGGAGAACATAAAACAGCACGATGCGGTAAGTTAAGTTTGGTTTTGTTGTTCTGATAGGCTTGAATAAATCTATCCCAAATGGAACATTTAACGATGGTTGTTCCATCGTATTTGCTGACCTCTACACCGTCAAATACAACTTCCCAGGGCATGATTACCTTGTACTTTTCTTTCATATCGTGAGTCAGAGCATCGCACATTGACTTGGTGGCGAAAATTGCGCATCCGTCTTTTTGGAAAATCCGGCTGTCGGCATCTTGCAACATCGCATCGAATATTGATGTGGCAATGCCTGTTTCTTTCATCTTTGATTTTTGTAATGCATATGATTCTTCTGCGTTGGCTGCAATTTCAGTGTGCTGTCCGGTATTGTTGGTACAGATGGCAAACAGACGTTTGAAAAAACCGTCACATGTTTTAAATAGTTCGATGTTTACTCCGTCAGTGATTTGACCACCTCCAGTGACAGACGCTGCTGATTTATCTCCAAACCATGTAAAACGCCACATCATTTTCATCATAGCTTCAGACAGCTTCGGCAGTACAATACCGTCCATATATTCGGTCGATGTCAGGTCTCCTATATTTGTTCCCGTTTTAAGGCAGTACTTGGCAATGGTGTTTTCCAAGTCTGTATAGCACATTTCCAAAGGAATTTGCCAATCCCCGATTTCCCATTCCTTTTGGGCGGCAGCGATAGCCACTTTTTTATATTCAGGGTCGCATCCGGAGCCGGCTACTCCGACATCTTCCATTTCACCGATAAAACCAGCTTTTTTACCGTTAGTCACATTGGGCATAAACGTCATGAAACGCTCCATGTCCTCGTTTTGAAAGACTGTTAACTGAATAAGGTCTTTCAAGTCTTTTACAGCCTGATTATCAGGTGTAAGTTTGTCAAAATCTAAAATAGGCATTTCCCCTCCTTTTATTACTTGTTGTTTCTTTTTTCTCTTTCTTCACGAAGTTTTCTCTGAATAGGCGTTTCATTTTCTTCTACTCCTTTTATACCCTTGTTGAACGTTTGGGTACGAGCTGACACTTTATAAGTACTACAATGTTTTGCCAGCCAGTTTTCGCCCCCGGCCATACGGACTGCGTTCAGAATCTTGTTGTCCTCAATGGTACGGGCATTCGTCTTTAGAGAAGCATTCTCAGTTTCCAACTCTTCTATACGGGCTTTTAAAGCTTTCACTTCATCCTCTTCCAATTCATCAGGATCTTTAATTTCTGTAATAACGCCATCTGTCACAATGATAGTCTTTCCGTCAGGCATGACATGTTCGCCATCGGGACTTGCTGTATCTCCTACTTGGGGTTCACCTTCATCTCTTTCCACGGTAAGCGTGTTACCTTCGGCATTTGTCAATTCCATAGATACGACCTGTACGTCTTCAATTTTTTGATAGCCGCATTTGGCCAGCAGCCTGTCTATGATAGTCTGCTTCACTGTTACTTCTTTTTCTTTGTTCATTTTTTTGTTATTAAATGTGTAAGTTCTCCCTTTGGCAGTTGTAGGCATAAGAACGGTCGTGATAAAACCTAATTGTTTGGCTGTTTCACCACCAAACCAACCGGCTTTATTCATTTGGGCTTCGATAACTGAGGCTTCCGATCCTGTGCGTTCTACATACAAAGCTAGCATCTTGTTTTTTTCACTCTCCAAGTTTGATTTTATTGATTCTAGGGTTTCAAGATCAAGGTCTCCATCGTATGAAGCCATATAAGGCTTGTGAATAAGAAACTTTGCATGTGGATAAGCAAAACGTCTTTCTTTTGCAGCGGCCAATAATATCACGGTTGCCATGGATGCACATCGTCCTACTGCAGTACAGCTGATTTGCTTTCCTGAAGCACGTAAGGCGTCATAAATGGCATACCCTTCAACGGCATCACCACCGCATGAATGTATCTCAATATCAATAACGTGGTCATTCGGATCTATCCAAGATAGGAAATTTTGAATATCGGGAAAAGACAATCCCTCTTCACCAGTTAGATACCAATTTTCCATTTTGTCTTTATCCGCAACAATATCTTTGTTGATGTATAATTTCGCCATATATAATCTATTTTGAAGCAAAGGTAAAAAACGGTATATGGCTATAAGAATTTCAGAACATAATAGCACTGACACGCTTTGTCAGTAAAAAAATAGGGGGAAGAATAATCTTCCCCCTTATTGAATTGAAACGTCAACGGACAACCTGTCAATGACTCTATAGATGGTCCTTTCTGAAATGCTGTATTCATCTGCCAGGTACTGCATGATATATGCCTTTTTATGACCTTCAGCCGTAAGACGGGTGTAGTCTTTATACATTTCTAGGTATTTAATATCTGATGCATCTAATGACATTTCAGACATTATCCTAAGAGTGTTCCTGTTTATATATAATAGTTCGTATGCTTTCATAAACTACCGCTTTCTTCTATGTATTTAATTCTATTCGCAACTGAAGTAAACTCTTCTACAGAAACGACAGGGGCAGGAGCCATCATCATTCCTTTGGCGACTGCTCTGGCCAGCATATCTTCGCCTAAAGTTTGATTATTCGTTGCTGTTACATTAATAGGTACACCTCCACCCATCATATTGAAGGATGATAGGATAGGGGCGAACATGGACGTAGCTTTGGCGGTTATAACGGATTCTCCATTCGACAACTGTGCCGGAATACTGTCGCTCGTTCCTGTCCCCGGTCCTGTAACCAAACCACCTTCTGCAAATTTAGCACTTTTTACTATCTTAACAGCATTTGCAATGTTAGAAAGGATTGTTGCAATACCTGATGCCATTGTAGCTATACCAAGAATACCTTTCCCTGATTCAGCGGATACCATTTTTGCGATCGCCTTACCTGAATTGATGGCGATCTCTGCCAAAGCCAACATTTTGCTTGCCATAGCAAATCCTCTATCAGACTCCCCAATTTGTTCTGTGAGAGCTACAAGGCCATTTGTCACCTGTTCCATTGCTTCATATTTAGCTTGTTCTATTTCAATCTCCTTATCGCTCAGTTCTCTCTTGTCTTTCAGATAAGCATTCTGTGCTTCCAGCTTGCGAAGATTGAATGCTTCTATACTTTCACCTTCCATTTGCTGCAGGCTATCGAGCTCGGCTTTCTTTTGTTCCATCCTTATACGAAGAATTTCCTCTTCGTTATCATATGCTTGTGCGATTTCCGTTTCAAAGCGTATGCGCATGGCTTCCTGTTGCTTGTTGATAATATCCTGCTCATGAACTGTTGCCAGTTCGTCTATCTTGGTATTGTACTTTGCTTTAATGGCCAGTTTCATTTCTTCGGTTTGTTCTGTGCTGGTAAGTTCCGCCTCTTGTTGTGCTTGTAATTGTTGTATCTTTAACTGATACTCCTGCTCGCTGCCTTCCTTGACCGATTCCAATTGCAGGGATATCATTTTTAAACGGTTCTCCAGTTCTTTTTTCAGCTCCTCATCGGACAACTTGCTAAGCTCCATAGATTTTTGTTGTTCCAAAGCCTTTATTTTGGCGTTGATGGCTTCACGAGCCTTAGCGGTAAGGTTCTCTTCTTGCTTTAAACTGATTTGCAAATCCTCAATCTGCCGGGAATAGTTCAATTCAATCTCTTTCCGTGCTTGTTCTCTCTTGTCTTTCACTAAGGCAAGCATAGCATCTTCTGCTGCCCTTACTGCTTCCAGTTCTGTTTGCTTTGCTTCCTTTGCTTTGTCTGCACCTTCCTGGCGGATAGAGTTTAGGGTATTTTGCTGCTCTGTCTGACGGGTGTAACTGCTTTCTTCCAATTCACTTAATCTGTTTACTTCTTCGCTTAATTTCCTAAGGTCATCAATAGTGCTTTCCGATATACCGATTTTTCCAATAGCTTCATCTGCTGTAATTGCTCCTTTTTGCATGTCCTCAATGGTCTTAAGGGCTTCCTTTGTTACTTTAGTATATCCGAGCATATTGGCAATTCTTGCTTTCGCTAAGTCTGTTTGGATTTTTAAGTCCTCTTTTTCCATTGCTGCAGCTTTTTCCGCAGCTTTGATACGTTCCTGTGTGGACAGGGTCTGGTCATCTGCAGCTTTTTTCAGCTTCTCAATTTCAGCTCGGTTAGCGGCACGTGACATGGACAGCATGACTTCCCTCTTGTCTATCTCATTCAAGACTTCTGCCAGCTTCCACGCCTGTTTGGTTTCATTGACTATTTCATCACCGATACCAGCGAATATGGATTTGGCATCATTCCCCGCCTGTTTGAAGTTCCCGGTAAACAGATTCACTAAAGCACTTCCCAACTTGCCTGCCCGGTCTATTAAGACATTTACAGTGGCACCAAGAGCACCCATTATCTTATTGGCTGCTTCCACGCCCTTCTGTGTTTTGGTGAACCATGATACCAAAGATCCTAAAGCTACAATTAATACTCCAATACCAGTTCCAAGTAGAGCAACTTTCAACAGTTTCAAAACTTTAATCCAGCCGGTTGTGGTGGTCGAAACAGTAAGCATTTCTGTTTTTACTCCAGACAAATAATTTCTTACTCCACCCAAGGAGGTCACCATTACATTTATCTGCTGCACGAACGGGATATTGGCATTGGCGGCTTCCATTATAGCTTCCTTGTAATTGCCAACATTTCGGTAATACCGCTGTGTCTCTTCTTCAGCGCCCTTTAGAGCATCAGTAACCTCATTAATTCTGTTTTTTATGTTCATGCCTGTATCCGCATTTCGTTCCGCTTCGGATAAAGCATCGTATTCAGCCGTTAGGTTTGACAGTTTGGCACGGAGAGAAACAAGGCTGTTTTCTTGTGCCTTCTCCTGCTTGAGCTGATTTTGCATTGTTTTCGTTATAACACGTATCGAATCATTACAGTCGTTGATATAGGCTTTAGATGCCGCCATTTCTTCATTGTACTGCTGCCTTTTTATGTCTCCAGCCTTTAACTGTTCCTTCAGTTTCGCCTCTGCTTCTTTGGCTTTGTCGATTTTTGTCTGATACTCGGCTATAGCTTTGATAGCCTCATTATAATTCACTTTGATATCAAGTATCTTTTCTACTTTGTCTGCCATAATTTTAGATGTCTAATTGTAATAATTCAACATTTGCTATTCCTGTATTTTCTGCTGTAACGGATAGAATTGCATAATATTTCCCATATTGGGCCAGATATGCTGGAGTGGTCATATCTAAGTCTCTCAAGTCTTTTTCTGTTATTTCTATTTTTTCTTTAATGATTTTGGGGGTATACACTGCATTTTGAAAGCTTGTGTAGAATCTTTTTATGATATCTGTGAACGACAATTGTGTGAAGGTTCCATTTGATAGACCTCCATTGTTTTCCTCGAGAAGTATTCTTGGTTGAACTTTTTGCAGTTCAGCCTTTCCCTCTCCGTCATATTTGTACAATCGTATGAATGCTGTAATTCCTCTCATGTCGCATCCTGCAAATTTCAACTCTGCCATTTCTCTAGACTTCTCTAATGAGCTGATCAAGCAAGTAATTTCTCCACTGTAGTTGCCTTTTACCGTATCATCGTCTTTGTATTTAAGTATATTTCTTTGTGCAAAGCCATCGATAGTGAATTTCATTTCTTTAGGCTTGTTGGCCATATACGATGCTATTACCCGTCTAGTCCAATTGTACGCTTGTTCTTTTTTCTTTATGATATCATCGACAGACATAAATCTTATAATGTTCGTGCCTTCAATAGGATATGCAAATACGCCTAGCATGGTAGATATTGCTTTAATAAAATCAAGCTGTGTCATATCTGGCAAATTTGGTATAATGGGGTAATGACCATTCCCGTTAAGAATACTTTCGTCTGGTTGCTTGGGCGATACAAGGCTGTTTTCCATTCTTAGATTTATGATTCCATCTACACCGTTTGATACGTCTGCAATAAATCCGATATTTGTGAATCCAAACCGGATATCTGTACCTTTGTTTACTGAGTCAGACTCTACACCTTCGAACTCAAACGTAATATTGTAAGAGTTTCCTCCATTGCTTATTATATCCGTATATCCTATGTTGAATATTTCATTGTTCTCTCCGTTCTCAATATAATAAGCTATCATGGCTGCATTGCTGGGATAGAAAGAAGTTAAAGTATGTATTGATACTTTGCCTGAAGCATTGAGCTTTATGGAGTTTCCTTTTGTCTTTATTCCACTAATGAATGTGCCTTCGCTTAGCGAGCTTTTATTTACCGTTCCATAATATGATGAATATTCTTTATTTTCGAAGTAAAGTTCAATAGGCCCGGTTCCTTGGTTAAGGTAATATTTTGCATTCAACCACAGTTCATTCTTTTGAGAGAATTCCAACCCGTCATTTCTTGTCAGCAATGGGATAAACAGCTTGTTCAAGACTGCTTGCTGTTCACTTGGAAAAATGAATATCACATCATTATCAAGTGATATATGTTCTAAAATCCATGTTGCTTTAACTGCCGGATGATAGGGTAAGTCTTTATCGGCTGAACGTATATTGTAATTTACTTTTGGGAAAAAGAAATCTCCATGACTATCATATTGGCTTACGTTCTTTCCGCTATTCCATTCGATGTAATAATCAGGAAATGGATCATTCCCTTGGCTTTCATAATGCCAACGTTCTTTTAAATCTTGCAGTTTTTTTTCTTCATTGGCAATACTTGAAAATTGTGTTGCGTTTCCCCATATTAATGCGGTTTCAAACACATCAGACGTGCCTATCAAGTATATTTTTGCCCCTTTGATAATTTCTACTCCGTTTCTTATGTATCTAGCGTCAAGGTAAAATGAAGCAACGGAATATTGGCAGGATGGCAGGTCTGCGTGAAGAAATGCAGACTGATTCCTCACTGTGTTTGGAAGTTTAATAGTGTAGCTTGTGTTACTTACAATTTTGCCTATATCGGTGAATATATTATTCTTGTATTTTAATGTGATATTGGTGCTGTCGTCCATATCTACTAATTTGTTGTTGGCACCGACATATAATAATTCATTTCTCATAAGCTCTGCACGTTAGTTTCAGGTAATATAATGTTCGCTTCAAAGTCTTGCAGTGATACCCGCTGTTTGACGAAATTTCCCACAGACACATTTACGGCCATCCATCTGGCGTTACCGTTATCATCATAGCCCATGAACATATCAACAACAGGAGATGTGGCCATTTGGTAAAGGAAGTCATAAGTTATGCTGTCTATTAATGGAGCGCATACGGGAAGTGTCGTTTCTTCCATTTTCCTTTGCTTTCGTCCGCTACCTCCATGGTATCCGTTCTTGTAACTGTAATCCTGCATATTGTTTCTGATGAACTCTCCGTCATTGGATACCTGCGAAGTCTCGTCTCCTTGCATGAATAGCCAGTAACACCACATTCCATGGCGGTTGATCCATCTCAAGTATATTCCACAGTCTGAATTGTCAACCTTACAAGTGATCTTTGTGGCCATATTGAGCAGCCCTCGGAAGGTGAAATCAAAGGTGTGGTCAAAAACAGATGCTGCCGTATTACTTCCAGGTAGATAAAATTCCACCCTGTCTGAAGCATCTATTCCAGCAAGAATGATATTCCATGCATTTTGTCCTGATAATGCGATAGGGGAGCTTTCGGAACCATCTATAGTTACTTTTACATTCCCTGATGTTGCAGAGTATAAGCCTACAGAGAATGGGTAGTTTTTGAACCATGTCAGCACTCGGCTTCCATTATACTGCTCTCCAACCTTACTGGCTCCCCACAATATGAATACGTTGAACTGGAAGCTGTTTTCAAGTGTTCCTGATTCGTTATACATATCAAGCTCTATGCTAAACAGACGTCCTAACTTACTATCTTCGGCGTGAGTTGACTTGTAATCGACTTCTCTGTATTCGTCAAAATAGCTCTGCGTATAGAATGATAGGTCAAAGAAGCAGGAACCACCGAACGTCGCTCTGTTCTCTCTGTCTGATGTGGCTGTGGTGGTGTCCGTTACCGTTGCAGTAACAGATTGATAGTTTCCGCCAAGGATATTTATTATCACAGGATTAAAGCAGAATCCTATTTGGTCAGGATATTCAATTGTTGTATTATCTATCGTATGTGTTCTCATTGTCGAAATTCAGATTTATATGTTCAACTTCTGTTTCATATATAGCCGATACCCTGCTGGCTATATTGTCCACGGTATTTTCTAGATCACGGGAATAGATTTCCTCATGTTTTCTGTTTCGGTATAGTTCCGTTCCTTCCTTGGCTATCTTTCTAGCGACAAGGTAGGCGAAGGAATCGGGCTTCTTTACTTGTATACCCTTATCTTCCACCCATTGGCGGATAATCTTGTAAAATCCTTTCGGAACTTTCCCTGGCCCACGTCCGGTTTCTAGTACCGCGAATGCCTGCCTGCCCCACAAAACGCCTCCGTCCTCCGACATTTCTACTTTCAGACTGCCCTTTGTCCTTCCACTGGCTACTTGTCCGGCTGCTTCATGGTTGGCTATAATTCGCTTGCGTAACGCTTCCAGCTCTTCACCTATTATCCTTAGGGTTCCGGCTTTAGTTTCTGCTGCCATATACAATCTCTTTCACGCTCTTGTTGCAAATAACAGTACCCATTATCTCTTCTAACTTAAGTTGGATAACTATTCCGGTTACATTAACATCCAGCTTGTCATAGAAAACAGAATAAGGGATATCTCCTGATATTTCTTTGAACATCCCACTCCTGTTCAATAGCAATATGAATTCTTTGGCTTTATTCTTGCATCCTTCTATCACTGCATCATTTTCTGTGCCATCAAAATCGAACTTGGTTTTATCCATGAATGCCATCATACAGTTAGGGCAGTCTCTTAACTGCTGTCTGCCTAGATTAAAAGTTCCGCTTACAGGAAGGAGATTAAGCACTGCCGGCAATTTAATCTTGTCCAGTCTTATATTGGCTGTTTGCCAGTTGTCAAAAAGGTAACTTACACCCTCCATAGAGTCTACTATCTTTTTAATTTTTTGCTCTACCGTCATTTCTTCTTACTTAATATGTTTCTTAATCTACGTTCGAATCTTACTCTTTTGGCGTCCATGTCAAGACATTTATATACTCTGACCCATGGCACGCTGTCTACTTCTGCATGATCAGTGATACCCATGCGCTGTGCATAGTAATCAATCATGCCGAAAGGTCCAAAATTTAGCAATTCGGATCCTGCTTGCTTCTCTTCGGGTGTGGGTGGTACATTCGTCGACGCGAATAGTTTATTTATTCGTTCAACTTCTTTGGCCACCCATTGTACGAATCCCAGTACATCGGTAGCTGGAAGTTGGGATATATAACGTTTACTCAGCCCCATCAGTACAGTACAGGGAACGAACAAGATATCGTGTTCTGTTTCGATGGATTGCAGTTGCATCAGTTCTCCCATATTTATGTCGTTTAGGGTATCTGGTGTCTTATACTGCCCTAGTTGATAAGGTTTTTTCAGTTCATCCAACTTGGTTCTAATGACCTCGGGTTCGGTGGCAATGCTGCTTATTGTCAAAAATTCTTTTACTGTCATATCTTTCCTATTTTTGCTTTTGGTCGTTTTGGTGTTGGTTTGATGCGGAATATCATTGCCATTATCAGCATATCAAGGTAATCTGTGGAATGACCTAATATTTCTTTCATTTTTTCTTTGCTGATTATTCCTTTCTTCCGTGTGTCTGCATCAATATGTGCTTGTTTGAGAACTGACAATTCTTCAATGATCCGTTCCCGCTGTGCTTCCGTGCATACGATACGAAGCAATCGATTGTTAATCATCTCAGCCAGTTTGAAGGCACACTCTGATTTCAAATTGTCAAATTCAGGATTAATAGGTCGTGCTCCTCCATGAAACTCCTTGATACCGTTCAGATAGCTTTCAAGATAGTTCCCCAATCCGTCAGAGTCCGCAATCATCTTACTACGAGGAATTGAGCATTCTATCATCATCCGCTTCAGGTCTGTTTCAATGGATTTTCCAGTACTGTATTCCTGATCCAGTTTGATAAAACACACATTCCCTTTCCAATGACCGGCGATAAATCTGTCTCGTCCCTTCATTGCAAGGTCTGCAGAACCGGTAGATTCACCTGCAGGAGCAATGAACTCATTCGTGAACAAGTCACAGATAGCGTCGTAGTTACACAGGGCAGTCGGGTCATTATCATACTCCCAATTGCCGAAATATAGGCGTTCCTTTGTTACCCGGTCTTTTGTGTTTCGAAGACTTTCGATGTAGTCTTCTGTTGCCCAAGGATTATCCTGCACCAAAGCTTGGATAAATGCATAAGGAGCTTGTAATTTGTCTTCTTTCCAGGGCTTGTAGAATTCACGGTATAGCCAGTTTTTCTTCGGGTTACAGGTGATAAGTATCTTTCCGGGTACATGGTATACATCGTTCATGTGGCGGCCGATACGGGTTTTCAAGACTTCGAAGGCAAGGTAGTGCACTTCACCAGCTTCCTCTATCCATCCTCCTGTATATTCCTTAGACCCCAATCGTTCATACATCGGATCTTTCACCGGATAATACGTCAAGTCAATATAAACGATTTCACTTCCGTTGTCGAAGGCTATCCCTTCATTTGTTGTCTTGTATGCCGTGAAGCTGTGAGAAGATGCTACCTTATTGAAGGTCACGGTAACGGACTCACGGCTATCCTTCAAATTATTTCGGCCAACAAACCAGCGAGTACCGGGAAGATAGTAGGCACATTGCATCAGCCATTCACAGCCTAGCCATGATTTACCACCACCTCCGGCACCACCATACAATAAAAATTTCGTTTTGCTGTCACGAAGAAAATTGTATGCCAATCGCTGTTTTAAGTTAACCTTTTGCTCCATATCACTTCAATTTGTCAGCTTCGGGAGTATAGGGAAGAAAGTCAAATCCGTTGAAGGGTTTGCCTTGTGTTGTATGATCCACTTCCTGTTTGTCGGACAACCCTAGCTTTCGGGCTATAATGTTTGCATTGAAAGCGCCAACACAGGCTCCTTCAAATTGTTGAGTCTCGATGGTTTCTTCCACCCGCGCGATGACGTGCAAAAAATCTTCATCATTTTTTTTCATGCATTCACTTCTGAAGCTACTCCACCAACGTGATGAAGTACCTAGATAGATACATAATCCGGTGAGAGAGTAGGGGCGCTGTGTAGGTGAAACTTCTTGTTGTGTTTGCTGTTCATTAACAGTTTCTGTTCTTTTACCTTTTTTGCGTCTAACAGGCATGGTACGTTGTATAGCCTTTCTTGTTGTCCATGGGTTTTCATCACACCATTGGAAATATTCGCACGCCGCCTCCCATAACGCTTCAGGCGTGGCGAAGAGTTTATCCCTGCCATGCTTGCTGCGTAACATCCAAAACTGATTTCCTTTAGGTGCTGCCATTGTTTATAGTGTTTTAAAGATTGGTATAATTTCTTTGTCCAGATCCCATTTGCGATTATTGGGAAGAGGAAGTGTGAATTCATATTGCAACGCTTTCAGATAATCATTCTTACTTGCGCTCCTTCCGTTGGTTGATGCTACTTGAAATGACGAACCTCTTAACTCTTTTTCTGGGCTTATCTTCATTCCTTTATCGAATATGTTAAAATCCTTTCCGATGTAAGCTGTGTTTAATCTGATGATGTCAGCTGTGGAATGATAATGCTGGAAGTACCATTCACCAAAACGGAAGTTGGCTGTGAAGTTCTTTGCGTCAAGAAATACGGCTTTAGAACGATGGTCGTGTGTTTCCTTGCGTTCAGATGATTTCTGGGCGAACAGCAGCGGAATGCCAGACCAGAATATCATTCCTCCGGGCTTGCATAATGCTGATAACGAAAGTAAGACATTCTTTTCATCCTCTTCTGAGTTCACAGAGTTCAACACGCTATCGCACACAACCACATCGTACAGCCCGTAGTCCGACAAGGTCTTGCATATGGAAGCACAGTCTTGCCTGATTTCCTTTTCATCAATGATGTCCGCTCCATCTTTGCGGTGGAAGAATTCAATGGCGTCAATGAGATAGCCTTTTTTCTTCAGTATGGTTGCGTAATCCTTTTGTCCGGCACCGAAATCGAGTATGCGCATATCCTTGGTGATGTATGGTATAACCTGCGTTTCATACAACGTTGAATGGCTACGCTTGCTTGGAACCCCGTTCTTTTGCCGTAGCCGTGCCTTTTGGGCAAAAGACTGTATATAGGTCTTTCGTTCCAGATGGGAATACTCGAACACTCCATATTCCTTAGAGAAGTATTTGAGCGCGATTTCTTCTTTCCCTTCTGGAAGGACATATACAAGTAGGTCCATACCTAATAGTTTTACCGTTTTGGCATATACTGTTGAGATGATCACTTTCCCGGTATGGTCACATACGGCATTTGCAAACTGGCCGTAACGGAGAATCATTTTCGTAAGGTCAACAACACGTGAGTTGTTTCCTCCTTTGGAAAGAATGGAGATATCTTTGTTGGATACAGTATAAAATCCTTCTGTTCCTTTAGGAAGACTTACATTGATTTCTGGTTGGATTTCCGACAACTCACATTCCGCATAGTTGTGAAGTTGGTTGAACCTTACTTCATCGGTGGAGTTTACACCATCAAGAATAAAGGCTGGAACATGGGTATACCCAAGCAGCTTCATTGTCTTTGTACGTTGGTGTCCTGCCATGATACGTTTATCCGATTGACGTATGATGATCGGTTTGATAATGCCTAATTCCTTGATGGATTTTTTTAAATCTTCTTGTGCTTCATTAGTGAGCAGGCGTGGGTTATATTCTGCCGGGTTCAATATTGATATGTCTATGTATTCCATCATAAGCTAAGTAGATTATTAACAAAACCAACCATTACACCGTTCTCATCCAAATATTCAGAAGCCCGTGCTTTCAGTGCTTCCAGTTCGCTTTCACTGACTGGAATCTTATACCCCTCAAATACTAAATATTTGATATGAGCTCCGGCTTCATAGTTTGCGTTCTTGAGTACATTATGACTGTCTTCTATATCTTCTGAAAAATCTGTCGGATCAGGAAAGCTGATGCCTTCCATACCCCAATTAAGCAACTCGTTACAATCCCAGTCAAACAACTTGGTTATGTCCCATTGTCCGTTGTTAACGTTATCACGTATGATTAGCTCACGTTCCCTTTCCTCGGTCAGGTTGGGAATAAGAACGGTCGGTACTTGTTGCATACCTAGCGATATACAGGCATCATACCTTTGGTTTCCGGCTATAATGATCAATTCGCCAGTACGGTCTGACAGGATGATCGGTCGGGCTTCGAAATAATCCGGATTGTTTCGGATTGACTCTTTAAGTTTGTCTAGCTGTTCATCCGAAATAGTTCTTGGATTGTTTTCCAGTTTCTTCAGTTCCTCTAGTTTTCTGTAAATAATTTCCATAATTGCTTTTTTTGCGTTACAGAAACGAAGGTACTTAATAAGGGAGCTAAGGGGAAAAATGAGGAAAACAAAGTACTGACACGGCTTGTCAATACTTTGTTATGTGTGTTATAATTCCTTTGTTGATATCAATGCCGAATTGCTGGTAAGATAAAGAATTACAGGAAAGTATTTCACTGGTAACCTGTAAAGTCTTGCATTCTTCTTTGATGAACGTTAATATGAAAAGTGGGAAAGATAGATAATGCTTTTTGCAGATTTTTGGAACGGAGTAGAAACGTGACTTTACTTGTTTTCGTTTTCATTACCATTGTAGCTATCCTCTGATAATCACATATCTTCCGGCGGCTATTTCACTTCTATACTCGACAGAATAGCCCTTGTCTATAAATGCTCTTATGACATTATCGTGCGCCAACTCCGAAATTTGGTGTCTGTCTTTAGCGTCACTTCCAGTATTTTTTGCCCAACAATGAGGCCAGTTATTTCCCCATCCTACGCCATAATGAAAGTAAACACATTCGCCTTTCTTTTTGATTTCCGAGAGGATGAAAGATGCAAGTTCGTCTTCCTCGGATTTTCTTCTATTTGATTTTGGTATTTCTATTGTCAACATACTAATTTTTTTTTGAATTATTTCTTTATTACAACCGCCATAGTGCTAACAGTAGTTCCACTCTCTTTAAACTCGCCAGCTCCAATTTCAAAAACTTCTCCATGTACTTCTTTCAGCCAGTTGCGGAAATCAATACATTTCTTTTCCGAAGCGAATTTCCAGTGTTGGCTAGTTATTGCTGCAAGCGTGCCGCCTTCTTCCAATCGATCATACATAAGCCTGACATGCTCTATATCCTGATTACCGGAAAACGGAGGATTTGCAATAATCTTAGTGTAATGCCCTACACTGTCTTTCGTAAAGTCTTCATCAAGGAGTATCACATTTTCCAACGAATGCAAAAACTCTCTGTTTTCCGGCATCAGTTCATAGCATTCCACTGTTACGGAAGGACAAGCCCTATGAATGGCTTTAATGAGAGCACCGCGGCCGGCACTCGGCTCCAATACCGTATCATTTTCATGTATTCCTCCGGCAAGCATAACCAGCCAGTCGGCAACATCGGACGGAGTTTCAAAAAACTGGTAATCCTGCTGTAGGTTGCACCGTTTACCCTCTTTCAAAACGGAAAACACACGTTTCGGATTAAACGGGAATGTGAAACCTTGTACCTTTCCACCTTGCCATGAGCCGCCGGCTTCTTCTATCCACTTCTTTGCTTCAGCATAAGACTTTTTGTTAAATTGAACTTGAGGAAGTTTCAGAACACCGTCCTCAAGAGTACAATGTTTCAATATCTCTTCCACACTCCATTTTTTGCCTTCGTCAGCCTGCTTTTTCTTTTCAGCTATCGGAACATCCGGCGCTAACAGTGAAGATATTTTTTCTACAACTATGTTGCTTGCGTCCATGAAGGCACTGACGCAAGATATCGCTTCGATCAAGAAATCGGTGTCAACATGCCCGGTATCGTCATAGATGTCTATCCCTTCGGTCATGGATGACAGTTCATTGAGCTGCGCAACACTACCATGTAACGTTTCGATTAAAATCTTTTTTTTGTTCGTCATAACTTTTCTGTAAATAAATTCTTGTTGTGTCTACACTTCCATGACCGAGAAGATCGGCCAGTTGAATAACATCTTTGTTTTTTTTCAGGAACATTTTAGCGAAAAAATGTCGGAAGGCATGCGCGTGCATTTTTTTTGAATCGATACCACAATGTTTACCCCATGCTTTCAGGTGTTGTGAAAAACCTCTCTGAGTCAACGGTCCGTATCTCCCGACAGCAAGAGTACCGGACTTGCCTGTCTCCTTTATATAGTCCTTCACCTCCTGTTGTAATTGCTTCTGGAAAAAGAAACGCCGATACTTGTTTCCTTTCCCTTTCAAAACAACCTCGCCAATTGCTATATCCTCCCATGTGAATTGCTGAAACTCCGAGAGCCGGGCTCCTGTAGTACCCAATACCTTGATGAAGAAATAGTAATCCTTGTTGAGTTTTGTTTTCAGATACTCCAGTAACCGATTATATTCATTCTCGGTAGGAACATTAGAAATATCCAGCTTACGTTTCATTTTAGGTCTCTTTAATTCTATCGGCTTTTTCATCCATTTAGAGAACTTTTCAATGGCTGTAATACGTAACCGGATGGTAGCGGGAGATAATTTTTCTTCTTCGAGACTTTTTATAAACCTCCTGCAATTATCCATGTTTACCTCATTGGCATACTCGAAATACTTCTTCATTGATGTGTAATATATATCAACTGTATGAGAAGAGTAATCATTGTTGTCGGTCAGCCACACAATGAAATCATTAAGTTGTTTCTTGTTCTTATCCGAAATGACATCAAGTTTTTCCAAAGGTTTCACCGCCTTTTCCCTTTTTCCATATCCGATGTTGAGATAGGATAATAGATCGCATATAGCTGAACACATTAGCGAATGACGCACCATGACATCAGCATTTTCACGTTTATAATTCAAATAGCCACGGCGGTTCACTTCTTTGGCCATTTCTAAAAAATCCGTGACATGCTTGATATATTTCCCGACAGTATCATAAGTCCTTCCTGTCGTGTATATGTAAGAAATATAATCAGTTAATATCTTCTGTCTGTCACTATTCATGGTTATTTATTTCTTTTTTTTGATTTAATCTTGATTGGATTGTTTTTGGTACCAGTACCCAACCATTTTAATTGGATGCCATGTATCCGGAGCCAATATTTAAATTCGGACGTGGTTGTCTGTTTCATATCTGTTCCGATTTGAATTTCTTGTTTATTTCTTTTTCAGCAGCTCTGGCCCCTTTCTTGAAACCCTCTACAAAGCTGTCAAAACAGGCTCTATGGATTTCTAAAGTGCATCTTTGCATAAGTGGGCAAATCGAGCATTTTTGGCTAAGCCCTGCGGACTTCTTGGCTATTTTCGTTACGTTTTTCATTGGATTTTTAAATTAATTATTACGATTTCTTTCCGCTGCGACTTCACTCATACACATCTTGCACCAGGAGGTGAGACATCGGTATTCCTTATCCCCACATCTGACAGTCCTGTTATAAAACCGGTGGAGCGGAAGGGAACGTCCGCAATGCGGACAAACCTTTCTTCCGGCTTCCGTACCGGCAACCGTCTTGGCTTTACGGTGTACAAGCGTACATCCCCTGCATTCATCCAGTCTGCCTTTGTACTTCCGGCATTTGTGCAGGGAGATGCGCCCGCATGGAGCGAATTTCTCGCAGTCGAATCTGGGTTCTGTGTGATAGATGTTCATGCAGTAAGTTTTTTGATCAGACTCATGTTCTTCTCCACCAGCCGGATAATGCAGTCATGATACTCCGATGTTCCGTTGCATACGGCTCTTGACTGTACTATCTGAAAAGATTTAAGATTCACTTCGATGGTTTCCACATGTTTTTCTCCGACTATGGCTGTCATGATCAGGCATTCACTGCGTCTGTAATACCTGTTGGCGTATACACAATGGTGCATGGCTTTGCCCTCCTTGTAGAACTGGGTTACGCTTTCAAGCGGACGGATGACTATGCCGTCGCCTTTGATTTCCATGCCGAAGAATCTTTCCATCCGGTTGTAGAATGATGCTATATCCTCCTTGAGCTGCTTTTCTTTTTGGATAGCCTTTATTCTGTCCCTTTCCCTTCTTTGCCTTGCCTCAATTTCATTTTTCTTTCTTAGTAATCTGTCGTGCTCGGCTTTTAAATTTTTGGGACATACGTATTTGGCGTTATGCAGATCCTTGTGGAAATAGGACAGCAGGCTTATATAGTCATTCCACATGCTTGCATCTCTGATTGTATAACGGTTGCGGTTGCAGATGTTGAAGGACGGTTTATATCGGAGTTGGTAATAGCCCGTTTTGTACATGTGCTTTAACATATCCGTCTGTCCGGTCTTGATACATAATTCCGCATCATTGCCACCTTTCAGAAGGTCTCGTACAAGTTTTGAGGGGGGTACATCGGGGAACCGTTTCCCGATTCCCCGCTTTCTCAATTCCGGGATTAGTTTCTTTCTTGGATATATCCATCCCCATATCGCATATAGGTCTCCACGATAATTCCAGCTGTAACTGCCGTATTCACCCTTTATGCTCAGTGGTTCCGAATATATCCATCCGCTGCTTCCCATATTCATCGGTTTTGCCATGATGGTGCGTTTCCCCTCGACGGTGATCCATTCCTGAACCACTTCAAAGAAAGCATAGTGAATATAATCCTGTCTGCTGTTCAAATCAAAATTCCTTTTTCTGACGTACTTGCAGCATAGTATATGCCTTATGATCTGGAACTCTCCGGCGGTCTGTAAGATGGACATGTACTTTTCTTCCTCGACTTTTCGTTTCCGGCTGATCTTTACGTCCAGTTTGTGGTGGCAGTACGGGCATTCGGTCGTATCACTGAGCAGGGTAGTCCCCAGCTCGCTATTGCTTGTGTCTATCCATGTTCCGCCGCACTCGGAACACCATAGCTCATCCTTGCACCTATATGCTTCGTGGGTGAATATATGTTCTTTCGCCCATTCTTTTTGTACTTCGGTAACGGCGGACAGTTTGCTGCTCAGTCCGGTTACACGTATCTCAAGTTTCGTTCTCGGTTTCATGATTAGAACAAGCTCATTTGTTGTACATTATCATCCGCTTTCTTTCGGACGTTTTTCTTCCTGAGTGTCTGGTATTGTTCTTCCGCTAGCCGTGCGATTGCTCTGTCACGTGCCGCTTTCTTATCTTCCTCGGTGAGTTCCACAGGTTTGGCGGGGGATGATACGGACGCTTTCTCTCCGGCAGGCAGCCGGTTTATTTTGATATCGTCCTCATCATAGTAGTGCGCTGCCATCCCGTAGACCTCCTCGTCTGAAATCGCTATGGCGTTACCACGCTTCCTGGCTTCACCCATGATATAACTACAGCATTCATCAATACTTTTCTTCTCATTCGCATATTTGGGGGCGAACAGTGAATCTTCTTCCGCCCGTTTGTCCAGATAGGCTTTGATTGCCTGTTTGAAACTGTCATTCTTTGCCATGATAAATTTGATTTTGAAGTGGTTGATTATATTAGTTATTTTCGATTGATTCTGATATTATAATCACAGAGAAACCTGCCGATATCATCACTCGCAATGTTGGGGGGTGGTGCATTATCTCCGTATATAGCCCGTATTGCATCCTCATTTCCCCCGTATGCCTTCCAATAGGTGTAGGCAGTATGGTTATTGGGAACGTTAGGAAAAAGTTCTGTGAAGGCGCTGAAATCGTTTTTAGCCTTTTCTTTGAGCTCCTGAATGTTTTTTACTCCCTCAATCATGGCGCACGCTGCATCTTCTATCCGGGTGAAACCTTTTTGGGATTGTTTCATGGCGGTTTCATTGGACAGTTTGACGTGCTCGTCTCTTCTATCCCTGCAAAAGTCCGATAGGGCTACCATAATGGACTGGTTGTTTATCCTGTTTCCCCAGACGAACTGTCCACGGCTCCCGTTTTTAAGCTGTGTGAAGAATATGCAAAGCTCGGCTAGATTGAGAAAATAATAGCTGGCCAATATGCTTAGCGCCGTTTCGGCAAGTTGTTGAGGTGCGATATCAATGCCTGCGTATCGGAGGATTGATTGCAGGTGCTCTGTGATAATCCTGACTGATGTGGCGTTGCCGAAGACAACATTGATGTCCGCAAGGGTGGGAATACCCTCAATCCTGATTGCTTGTGCTAATGTCAGGTTACAATTCAGCTGGGCTTGCGTGCCGGACCAGTTGTCAACCAATTGGGAGGCTGTTGATCCATTTCTCAAGGTCTGCTGGAGCGGTGTCAGTGTCTCCGGCTTTTTCCTGGATTGAGGTATCTGTCCTGGGGACATTATCACAGTGATCTGTTTTTGTAGGCTTGTTTCCATTTTGAAGTCTTTTTTCGATTATCCAAAGGTTAGCCCGGCTGTCCCATCGTTCAATTTTAGCCCCGTTGGTGTTTTTCCAGCTTAGCGCATCGAAGTGGTAGAAGAATATCTCCGCCTGCTGCTCCCAGTCCGGGAGCTTGTCACGGAAGTAATCTTTCACCTGTTCCAGGGTAGGGGCTATAAATTCGGTTTTTGGTTTTGAAGGCTTCTTTTTAGGTTTTTCCTGCTCGGGCTTAAATAACTCGCTAGAGTTATTATTATCTTTACTCTTAAGTCTTATATTAATGTTAGCCTTTTTACTTAAAGGTTTACTTAAGTCATTACTTAAGAGTTTACTTAAGGGTTTACTTAAATCATTTAAGTAATAAACGGGCGATTTCGCATTTTTCTTACCTGACTCAAACTGTAGTAAACCTTTTTGCTGTAATCTGTTCCTGACTTCAATTACGGTTGGTTCTGATATACCGGTTGCGAGGACGATTCGTCTGTTGGGACACTCAAACGGATTCTCCCAACCCCGACTATTGCACTCGTTCAAAAGGAAGAAGTACAAATAAACTTCGTTCGAGGAAAATGCTACACTCTGATGTGTCTTCCAAAATTGGTTTACGTAATCTATATAAGTCATTGTAGGTAAGAATTTACTTCGTTTATGAACTCCTGTAGTGAATGGCAGATAACATACTTGTTTTGGTATCTCTCTGCTTCTGTCTGCCACGTTCGTTGGTGCTCGCTCTGTGTACCCTTCGGTGTCTTCATCTCTATGCAGAGGGAAGCCCATCCCTTTTTGGGTATGAGCAGGATCAAATCTGCCACACCTCTCACTGCTCCTTCATACTTCATCCGTGCTCCTGTCTTGGCATCACGTTTGCCACCGTTAGGCACTGCAAAAAGCATACGTGCCAGTTTGGGATATTGTAACCGGAACCATACCAAACAATCATGTTGTATTTGGCTTTCTGATAATGGTGTTGTCTGTTTTCTCATATTCTTCCGTTGAATAGGTTCATTGCCATATCTACCACATTCTCCTTAACCACATCATCCGTCCCTGTCACTCCGTTGGCTATTCCTTTTTTGGCCTGAATGACATCATACATATATTTGTCGATAGTATCCTTTCCAAGATAGTAGTAACAGTTTACGTTGTTCTTCTGTCCGTTCCGATGCGCTCGGTCTTCTGCCTGCTCACAATCGGAGAAAGTCCATGGGAACTCGATAAACGCCACACGGCTGGAAGCTGTCAATGTAAGACCTGTACCTCCTGATTTGTAGTTAAGGATGATCAGCTTGCAAGAAGGGTCGTTTTGGAAGCGGTCTACCGCTGTCTGTTTTTGAGTAGCATTGTCTTCGCCTGTAACGGTGACAGCTTCAGGGAATATCTTCTTTAGTTCCTGTACTACTTCTTTCAGGTAAGCAAAGACTATCAGTTTCTCACCTCCGTCAATCACGTCATGGATGAATTCGGAAAAGACTTTGATTTTTCCCCTGGCTGATATGGCTTTCAATATTCCCATTTTCACCATTACCTCGCCTCTTAATGCCTTGGCCACCTTTTCATCGTCCGCATTCTTGTAAGTCCGGAGATACTGTATCAGGTCGGCTTCCGCTTTGTCGTATTCTTTGCGATTGGATATGTCCACCTCTATATATTGGCGTGACTTGTCCGGCAACTGAGTGAGTACCTTGGCCTTTTCGCGCCGGAAGAAGCAGGTCGATGATAACCTCCAGTTCAGTTCTTTCACATTGCTTGACTGTTTAGGTCCATCGCAGAACCTCTCTACGAAACACTTGTATCCTCCGAAATCCTCTAATCGTCCCATTATCTTGAGTTGTTGTATAAGGTCTGTATTGTTGTTCACTACTGGGGTTCCCGTCAGTTCCAAGATATATTCTTTGCCTTTACATATTCCTTCTACGAACTTGGATTGCTGGGTCTTGGTGGATTTGCACTTGTGTGATTCGTCAATGACTACGGATTTGAATAACGATATTCGCGGGTCAAACTCAATGGATTTCATGGTAAACCGTGCATCCTCCTTTACTTTAAGTACAAAAAACTTTTTCAGTGATTCATAATTTGTTATGAATATGTTGCAGCATTTAGTCTCAAAGAAACGGTGCCAGCTGGCTTTATTGCGATCATCCAGAATCATGGCATTTTTTCCGGCAAATTTCTTAAATTCACGTTGCCAGTTTATTTTCAATGCGGCCGGACAAATGACAAGGCACGGATACGCTTTTGCTATCGTAACCGTGCCTATTGCCTGTAATGTCTTTCCCAGTCCCGGTTGGTCCCCGAATATGCACCGCTTGTGCTGTAGCGCATAAGCGATGCCTTCTTTCTGATATTCGTACGGTTCCAACAGCAATCCGTGTGGAACCGTAAGTTTTGGAAGGTCGGGAATAGTATAGTCATTATACTCTCTTGTTGTCACTTTGTGCTGTACCCGGCTGCATATCTTTGTCTGTACCGCCCAATCTGCCATCATCCTCACGTATTCCTTATCTTGTAGAGATACCTTCCAAGCTTTTTCGTCAGCGATATAGGCTGCCCGGATATTCTGTTTTACACTTGGAATCCGTTTGACTAGCTCCACTAATCTTGGATGATATGGGAAGGCTAGTTTGAAGCAGTTGGGGGTAGTAGTTACGCAAAATGGGGACGGCGGTATCATGATGCAAGTTGTTTGACTTTACGTGGTTTACGTGATTTAATTTTCTTTCCGTTCATTATTATGTCAACCCCTGCATCATTCATAGCCTGCTGGAATTCCGCAACCTCTTGATTGAAGTCTGTACCGGCTTCTGGAATGGCGTCCGGTTGTACGTCTGCGTTCGCCGTGTCTTCCTCAAACGGAAGTTCCTGTTGTACAATTCGCCATTTTTTGTTGAACAGATACTCTTTGACTTCGAACTCACAGGATTGGATTTCCTGCTCCAGCTCGAAGGCATTGATATACGATTCATTCTCATTATTGAACATGGTGAACGGAGCGCATAGGTTCAGAACTTTTCCTGTTTTGAGAAAACGTTTGGCTATCAGAGTAACCCCTTCATTATCTCCATCTCCGCCAATGGAATACCCTGTAACGTCAAGCACCTGTCCTATGATATCAGGCACTTCATCTACTGATTCTATACCGTCCACTTCTTTCTGTTCTGTAAGCAAAGCGGCGTGGGGATTCAGCTTGCTGAACGCATTGATAAGGTCTGATGTTACCAGGTTCTTGCCTTCTACGGTGGTTGTACCATTCTCATCCTTGTAGGTGGCCACCAAGGTACTGTCCTTGGTGATTTTAGCTTTTATGATCTTCATTATCTTCTATATTTATATTCGTTGACAAATTCGTTATAATAACGGTCTTCCGGAAGGGGAAGTGTTATTCCCAGTTCCGTGGCTGCATCTGCTTTGACCTTATTCAAAAAGTCCGTCATTTGCAGTGTGTTCAGTTTCGATGTGCTTCCGGCTATGACCGTTTCTTTTCCTTTGATAATGGTTGTCCTTCGTAGATATAGGTTGCAGTAATAATCGTGTACGTCCTGTTTGTCCGTTCCTGTTTCCTGTTCGATACAGGTAAACCAAAGCCACATTAGGGCGTTTTGACTTAATGTGCGCGGCTCTGTGTAACGTTCGATAATTAACCTGTAACGACCGTTACGGAGCTGCGAGCACATGAAATCAAAGGACTTGTTCAGTGTTACCACACCTTTTTCTTTTATAAGGATAGCTTCTTGTGCCATTATTCCAGTCCGAAAATCTTCTTGTCCGTGATAGATTCTCTATTAGCTTCCAAAAACTCTATGAAATGTTCTACGTGTGCCGTGAGCAGTTTCACTGTCTGTTCGTGATTGTAAGTATAATATTCCGGATATTGCGTACCACTGATAAGCGGTGTGCGGCTGGTACCGCCTTTCAGCGCATAAGCCGTAAACTCAAATGCCTTTATGCTTTCCATCTGACCGGAAGCAATTAGGCAATAAGGGTAGACATGGCGCTGCCACCCGTGGGCGTATTTGCCGAACTCGTATTTAGATGTGGATTTTATGTCATAAACAACATCCTTTCGGAGTTCGTCGATAAATCCGTATAACTCCACATTTCCGTACTGGGTAGGAAGAATGGCGGATACATAGACCTGACTTAATGAGCCTTTGAAATACTCTGCCTGTTCTATACACCATTGTCTGTCAAAAAGGAAATGCCGTGCAGGTGCGATATCCGTTGCTGGAAAAGCTACTTGTATGGTATTGGTTTCCTTATCGCCAATGATGGAGTAGGGGGAACGCTCTGTCGGCACGTGATTTTCGCAATGGACATAGCAGTCAATGATAGCATTGAAGGCTGTTCCCTTGTCGGCTGCTTCACTCTCAAACGGTACACGGTTGATAGCATCCAGAAGGTCTTGCTTCAGGCTCTCTTCGATTTCTTCCGGAGAGCGTTTATACTCTCCGGTTTCATTATCAATGTTCCAGAAGTTTTCCACTTCTTCATCAGCTCTCAGATACTTGTCGAATTTGTCAAGTAATGAGGGATAGATTCTATAACTAGGCTGCTTCATATATTTTTTTGACTTTGTCGAATTTCAATCCTAATTCCTTGCATCTTTTATTCAGTAGCATACCTGCTTGTAATTTGCTGTCGAAGATATGCTGCAGGCTCTCCAGTGATTGTTTCACTTCGTTGGCCGTGTCCGCATCCGCTACCATGGCTATCTGTTCCTTGATAACTTCCATAAGACCTTCATATTCGGAGGACAGTTCTGCCTGTTTTTCCTGATAGGTCTGATAAGTGTTTACAATCTTTGTCATAAAGTCGTTCGGTCCGGTGATTGTACCTTCTGCATTAATGATAACTGGTATCTTTATGCGTGCTGGAAGATTGCAGGTATTCTTACCGTAGAATTTCTCGCACGGATCAAAAGAGATGGTTCTGTCCTTACCTATGGCTTCCATATAGCCTACAAGATCAAGTTCTTTAATCAGGTCACCGGCAGAAGAACCTCCGATTTCCGGGCGTATCTGTTTGTCTTCTCCGTTCTTTTCCTCGCGTTCATGGGCTACGAATATTACTGATTTACCCATTAGTGTGACTTGGTTTACGAAGTTGATGAACATATTCTTTCGTACTCCATATCCTTGCAGGGACAGTGTGCCATCCGCTTTCTTCATTTTGGGATTGTTTTTCATTATATATTTATCCATGAAGGATAACATTTTTCCTGCCGTATCAATAACGATGGTCTTGTATTCGGCAATTTCTCCGCTCGTAAGAACTTCATCCACCTCTTCCCATTTGGAAATTTGTACGGTGTCTACACGGTGGGCTGCATTCACACGGTGAACGCCACCGTCAAAGTCCAGGAGTAGTGGCTGGGGAGAGCTTAACGCCAGTGTGGTCTTTCCCATACCAGGTTGTCCGTAGATTAATGCCGACAGGGCATTCTTAACTGTCAGTTCGTTAGGTTTTTTGATAAGTCCCATAATCAATAATTTTTAGTGGTTAATAAATGAGTTAAAAAAAATAGTTCCCGGATAGTCGGCCAGGACACACCGGGATAAATAAGGATATAGAATATAACATATAAAGAGGGCTCTCACCTCACGCTGTCCTTTCCAGCGGCTTTGGGTTAAATTATTATCTAACAAATTGCTCTCTGCTTCACTGCCTTGAAGTCTCTAACATGGCTACGTTTATAAGGGTGTACGGCTCCCTCTCTTTGGGTGTGGGTAATACAGGATTCGAACCTGTATCTGTATTCCTCCTGAAAACAATCACAAACCGTCTGAACGTAAAGAAAAAAGTGAATACCGCTTTTCCATTAAGCTAATTACCCGTGTGGCTTATGCCACTTTCTTTTTTAATTTTCTAGGCTTCCTTGGCATTTTGACCTGTGCATAACGCAGGACATCACTGGCATTGCAGAACCATTTCCCGTTTTGTGCGCATGTAGGCTTGTCGGAACGTATTTTGTTTTCTTCGATCAGTCTGATAAGCCTTCCTATGCCTCCAACTATTTTGGCCGCTTCTCTTTTACCGAATGTATGGGTGTCCATGATGGCTAGGATGTCTGCTAGCCGTGCTTCTGCCGTTCCATCAAATAAGATGGATGTCCGTAGTTGGTTGTTAACTGTATAGTTCATAATCTGAATCTGTTTTTGTTCGTCTTGTTCTTGATACTTGGGTGGTTCTTGTCTTTGCTCTGCTGCATTGTCTCATGTCGGGATGAAAATCCAATGCGGCAATGACAAGGAACAGGATGGAGAAGAATAGCTCAAGCCCGTGTTTACGTATCTCTTTTATATCGAAGTTGATCTTCATGCGCTCACAGAACATGTATAATACAAGCTCGGTATCTTTGGAAATACCCAGCTTTTTGTATATATCCCGCTTCTGTGCTTTGATGGTCCATTCCGAGCGTTGCAGACTGTCGGCTACTTCCTTGTCGGCCAAACCCTTGCAATATTGTTCGGCGACAAGATGCTCGCGCTCTGATAGCGTAATCATGACACACGCTGGATTTTGAACTCTCCGCGCTTGCGGTCAACCTCTCCTGTTCGTTTCCAATCGGCATTTTCTACACACATCTCCAATCTTAGTCTGGAAATGGTTGTGTTGACGGAAGATATCGCACGCACAGGGAACACAACGATATCACCTACCTTCATCGCTCTCAATGTGGCCGCCCAATTTTCTGTTACTTTTACCATATTACTTCAATTTAGCGAGTTTAACGATGTTGTCTAGAGCATTAATGCTGCTTTCGTGTCGTGCCTGTAGGCGGGTGAACGAATCGAGCCACATGTCGCTCTGTTCCTTGACTTCTTTAAGGTCTTGTTCCAGTTCTTGCACACGTCTTACAAGGTCTTCGTGTGTCATGCTTTGTAATTCTTCTACTGTTGTCATAGCTTTATTTTTTTTGATTTTCAATATTGTCAAGTTCGTTGCTTATCACTAATGATGTTACCGCGAAGGCGGTGGATGCTATCCAGAACCATACGCCCATATCGCACATGGTAATAAGGAGTATCGTGTATGATACTGCGCATAATATTGATATTGCTTTCATTTGATTGTGTATTAGTTTTGTTCCCCCAAACCAATCCGATTGGCTGCATCACGCTTTTATTGGGGGATTTACTTAACTTTGTGGTGTCAAACAAAAAATTAAGTATTATGAACAAGTTTGTTGAATTCACCGTGGATGGTGAAAAGTGCATCATCAATGCAAGTGTAGTTCAGCTTGTAAATTTTAAAATGGAGCTAAAATCCATACGGGATTTAGCTTTTAGGAACTGTCAAATATTCTTCTGAACTAAAATTTCTTTCTTGTATATCGGGATAGTGAACAACTTTATGACAACGGTTTTGTTGATTATCCCAGTATCATCTTTTCCTATAAACCCATAGGTTGTAGGACGTATTTTTACTATTTTTTCAATTATTGCTTTCATTGTCATAAGTAGATATTATTAGTTTGTGCCCCGATAACCTCTCTCTGGTCTTCCCACCGGAGTTGTCAGCTACTGTTCTTCACTGCATAACCGTTCGGGGCATGATCGCTCTTTTTATTTTACCCTTACACGCTTGGCGCCCTTTGCCGCTTGTTCACTCAGGAATATTGCGTATTGCATTGTACCTTTCTCAGTACGCAAACGGCAGCTTTCAGTTACCTCCGGGACTGCACCCGTAACCCTACTCAAGTCTGCTTCTGATGTCACCAGTTCCGAGTCTTTCGGGATGTGTTGTTGCGGAGTGTCGCTTCTCCTGTTTGTTATGGTCAAACTCCATTTAGTAGCGGTAATCCCATCAAAAGGTAGGCTCGCTGGCCGTTACCGCTTAATCTCCGCAGTACTGGGAGCCTAAATATCCACGGCTGTTGGAGTTGTAGCAGTCTGACCATTCGGCTTTGAAAGTGACTTTTTCTGCTTTGACCGGAGTGAACACCTTGTTATTTCTTTCTTCCTGTTGTCTTGCCAGCTCTTCCTGCATTGTAACATTCAGTTTTGCCAGTTTCCATGTTGATTTCAGAACTTCACCGAAGGTCTTGCCTTGTTTCTTGCCTACATACTTGTAAGTTCTGTGGGCATCTCTCATAATCTGTCGTAAATCGAATCTTTTCATTGTCTTACCTCTTTTTAGTTATTACTTTTATTTGGTTATCTCACTCAAACTTGCTTTCTTTGTTTATTGTTATTGTTTGATGTTGCAAATATAAGTATTAATACTATTATTACTACTATTATTGC